GATGTCTACACAGTGTATTTCACTGACATCAGTGATTCCACAGTGGGAACTGGTTCTATTATTGCTCAAGCAAATAAAAAACGTGTGAGACAATTCAAGACAGTGATCAGAGGTGATGGTTCAACAACATCATTTACAATTAGAGGCGATGACGGCTTGCCAGCAAGTGCAGATACTTTGATCGAGTTGATTCCTTTTGATTCGGATGGAGTGTTAACTCCCACAGACGATGACACATTAGACAGCATAGTGTCAGGCGGAAATTTAAAATCGGTATTGGGCCAATCGCCTAGTGACATAATCCTAGAAGGCGATGCTTTCATAACTCCGGAAACCAGTTACGCACCAGAAGAAAATTTACCAGGTAGTATTTTTGATACAGTAGACATCAAAGTTTACACAGCACCAGAATCAGGTGTGCCTTTTGTGATGCAAAAAAATTACATCGCGAACGGAACAACAGACACATTCGATATAGGACAATATCCGGGTACACAAGATTCGGTTATAGTATCTATAAACGGTGTGGTAAAAAGACTTGGAACGGATTACACAGTTGACGTGGGAAACAAAACAATAACTTTAAATTCAACACCCAACAATGGTGAAACGATCAGTATCAGAAGTTTTGCTATTTCTGGAGTGAACTACATGGTGCTGGACACTTTCACTGGTGACGGATCAACATCTAGTTTTTCAACATCAACAAGAAATGATTTCGAATCCAAAGAAATACAATATAATACGTCACACACAGGTGACGGTAGCACAAAAGTTTTCGCAACAAGTCCAGACGTCAGTGCACCACAATATGCCAGTGATTTGACAATTTTCATAGATGGTGTGATATTAGATAGAGTCAACGGAGCCACAATAAATTACACAGTTGATGGAACAACATCGTTTGTTACACTAAAAGACGCACCGTCTGATGGTGCCAGCATCATCATACGACAATCAGTCAGTGCAACGACCAGCCAGTTATATGTTACGATAGACGGAACACCAACAACAAATTTCACTACAACTGTTAATAATAAATTGATAACAGTTGATTTACATAGTGGTGATGGATCAACAGCAAATCCACCTGCATCTGGAAAATTGGTACAGATAGCGTCATTCAACAAACCATCAACATCGGGTAGAGCATATTACGAATTACGAACACAGTCATTGACATATGACGGAAGCACAGTGAGACTTGGATTGACTTATCCACCAGGGGCAGTAGGACCTTATGACAGTTTGACAATGGTGGAGTTAGACGGAAAAATATTGAGAGGTCCGGATAACAGATATTACATAGGAGATGGGTCGACATCGAATTTTTCTTACAGAGGATTTTCTACAAGTGGATTGTCAGTAAGTTCTTCTGGTTATGAAACAGTTTCAACAGGATCAAAAGAAAATATCAGTACTTTACAAACAGTAGTGGATTCCATACCAACATCAACTTACGATGGTGCTTGGTATCTGACAGTGAATAAAAATATAGTTTCCGGTGATTACGAAACATCAGTGATGTCCGTCACACACAACGGCACAATCGCAGTAATATCAGATGCGTTCAGAGTCAACACTGGATCCAGCAGTCATACAACATACAGCACTGGCATCAATGGATCGAATTTAGAAGTCTACGGAACAGGTAGTAGTGATTCGAACACTTCGTCGTTCATTCGTATAGGATTAGGTACCAGCACATCATCATCGGCGTTGGGTACAGAATCCACGATCACTGGATCAACCACTGATAGTTCTACAATAACATTTGACAGTTGGAATAAAAGCACATACAGAGGAGCAAAATATTTCATATCAGTTAAAAATTCTAGTAAATCTGAATATTCTAACTTGGAAGTATTAGCAGTTCATAATGACGTTGATGCTTTTGTTAGTGAGTTTAATAACGTGAATACAGGTAGTAATGATCTTGTCAGCGTTGATGCAGACATTTCAGGAACCGACGTGAGATTGCGAGTTACAGGACACGAACCTGGTTTAGAGATTCGTGCTTATAGAATATTATTGAAACATGATGAAATATCAGATGGTACCAACAATCGTGGATCTGTTGTTATTGGATCTGCAGAACAAACTATTGATAGTTTCTTGATTACTAATTACTATGCTGGATTTTATGTGATTGTTAGTAAAAATACCGACACAGGAGAATCATCGATTCATCAAGTCAATTTGATACACAACGGAAGTACTAATGTTTATTTGAATGCTGATCCTTCAATAACAACAAGTGGCGGAACAAATCAGTTAAACTTTTCATCCAGCATTACCGGAAACACATTATCTTTGAAAGCATCATCAAATGCGGGTTCGAACACTTCTGTAAGTGTTTATAGATTTGGAGTATTAATATCTCCTTCAACGTCATCGATTAATGATTTAACAAAAATCAAAGTTTATGTAAATGGCAGACAAAAAGTATTATATTCGGATTATAGAATAAACACTGCCACACAGAGTGTAGAAATGTTATCAGTTCCGTTATCGACAGATAGTATAGCCATCACAACCTTGATAGGTAATCATTATTACAACGAAGGATCTGACATAATACTAGATCCTACACAAATCGCAACCGACGGGTTATCATTAACACAAAATAGTACTCTGACAGTCACGACATTTAACAATGCCTTGGGAGCAACTCAACAGAGAGAAGTTTTTGAAGGAGTATACTCCGGCGAGTTTTATTTAGAAAATACTCCCACAAAGAGTGATTATGTTTTTGTTTGGTTAAATGGCGAGACCTTGGTAGCAGGACATGATTATCTAGTGGAAGGAAATAGGATTAAGATTTATTCAAGAAACATACTACTCACAGACAGGATAGATGTGATGTACTTCAAGGCAGTTTCGGCGATCAATGCTGTTGGCTATAGAATTTTTAAAGATATGTTGAATAGAACGTTCTACAAAAGAATAAGTCAAACACACACGACAAAACTGTCGTTACCATTAGATATTGGTGATGAAACCATAACAGTTGAGGAAGGTAGCAGGTTGAATCCGGTTGATGGTAGTACATTGAAACCGGGAGTGGTGTTCATAGACAAAGAAAGAATTGAATATTTTTACAAGAATGGAAATGTATTAGGAAATTTACGTAGAGGAACACTCGGAACAGGAATTAAGGCACATGCCTCCGGCGCAAAAGTGGTAGACGCAGGAGCCCAACAAACGGTGCCTTATGCTGATGCTATACACACCAAAACATACACAGGTGACGGTAGCACAGTTACATTTACCACAACATATGCACCATCTTCTGCCAGCGAATTAGACATATTCATTGGTGGTCAACGATTGTTAATCACTGGCGAAGATGGTAGCACAACTAATTACACTGTGGACGGATCAACAGCATCAGTGACTTTATCGTCAGCACCTGCATCTGGAACACAGGTAAAAATATTACAAAAACGTGGTCAAGTATGGTATGCACAGGGCGAAAACTCTGCTTCTGATGGAACAGGTTTACAAAATGCTACAACAATACAGGCTAAATTCATAGACGGAGAACCAACAAATGCACCTGAATAAATACAATAAGATGACTGATCAAGAAAATACTAAAAACATAAAAATAGAAGAAAAAAAGCCTCAAGACAAGAGTGGTATCAAAATGGAAGGGCATATTAAAATTTGGGATCCAACATCCGGCGAAGTGATTGTGGATAAAAGAAATGCAATCCATTATGAAAATATGAGTATATCTCTTGCAAAAAGTTTGGCCAACAAAAGCACAGGATTCATACACGAGATGGCATTTGGTAATGGGGGAACATCAGTGGACGAAACAGGAATAATCACGTATCTAACACCAAATACCACAGGAACAAATGCATCATTGTATAACAAAACTTATTATAAAGTAATCGATGATAATTCAACATCGAATAAAGACACAACGAGAAATAAAATTGAAACAAGACATACAGCAGGAAACAAGTACACAGACATAGTGGTGACTTGTACACTGGATTATGGAGAACCAACAGGTCAAGCCGCATTTGATAACACAACAAATTTTAATGGTGATTATGTGTTTGATGAGTTAGGATTAGTAAGTTGGGAAGGTACAGAAAATGGAACAACAAACAAATTATTGACTCATGTCATATTCCACCCTGTACAAAAATCTTTGAATAGGCTAATACAAATTGACTACACATTGAGAATTCAGTCATTAACAACATTTACGGAATAAGATAAATGGCTTACATAGTAAACAAAACAAATAGTTCTGCTTCACCAAATCAGTTCGTGGTGTCAGACGGAACAGTAAACAATCAGACAGATTTAAGGTTAGTAGGAAAAGGTTATTCCGGTTACGGAGAGGTCATTGCTGAAAATTTTTTACACTTGCTAGAAAATTTTTCAAACACAACAGCACCCACAAAACCAGTAAAAGGACAACTTTGGTTCGATGAAACCTCAGGTAAATTAAAAGTATATGCAGGAACATCTTTTCAACCTGCGGGCGGTGCCACATATCAAAACACAGAACCATCTCAGGCAACAGCAGGAGACCTTTGGGTAAAAGAATCAACACAACAATTATATTTTAACAACGGGGTCGAACACGTTTTGGTAGGCCCGGCTTCTACAACAGCATCGGGTTTGTTTTTCAATGATATAAAAAAAGCATCAGATGATTCGGATGTTCAATTGCAACAACTCAAAGACAATGCCACAACTATTGCAGTATTCAGCAAAGAGGACAACTACCAACCAAAAACTTCGATAGCAGGATTTCATACAATCTATAAAGGTATCACAATAAACAGACCAGGAACAGAATATGTGCCTGGCACATCTTTACCTAAATCGTCCACATATAAATTTTATGGCACGGCAACAAATGCTGATTCAGTGGGTGATTATCAAGCGTCTGATTTTGTTTTAAAACCTGCCGGGGTAACTTTGGATACAACAGGATTGACAGTTGGAGGTCAGAACAATTTCAAATTTACATCACAGGCAACATACGAAGGTGTTATCAGTAACATCGAAAACAACAAAGATATAATTTTTAAAATCACAGATGGTGGTATCATAAAACCAATATTGACTTTAAATGCGGCAGAAAATATAGTTGAAGTAGGAACAACGACATATCCTAGTTCCATTGATGTCAAAGGTACAATAACATCAACAGGTACAATAACAGGTAACGTCACAGGAAATTTAACAGGAACAGCATCAACGGCAAATGCGGTCACCGTCACGGCAAAGAACACAGAAAATACAACAGTATATCCGACCTTTGTCACAGGAACAGGATCGCAAAGTCTATATACAGATAGTGGTCTAAGTTATAATCCATCAACAAATATTCTCACAACAACAGCGTCGGCGGCGCAGTACGCTGACTTGGCAGAGATATACGAATCAGATGCCGAGTACGAGCCAGGAACTGTTGTAATATTTGGTGGAGACAAAGAAATTACTCAATGTAATGGAGGAAATGATACTCGAGTGGCAGGGGTAATCAGTGAAAATCCTGCTTATCTAATGAATTCAAATGCTACAGGCCAAGCAGTGGCATTGTTAGGAAAAGTCAAATGTAAAGTACAGGGATTCATTAGAAAAGGTGATATGTTAGGAACACACAACACATTACCTGGTGTGGCTAAAAAAATATCTTCGCCCGATCCTGGAACAATCATAGGAAAAGCATTAGAAGATTACGATTCCGCAGAAATAGGCGCAATTAATATTGTAGTAGGAAGGTGCTAAATATAAACAAATGGCATACATAGTTAACAAAACAGATGGTACAGTAGTAACTACAATCGTAGACAGCACGATTGATAACACAACATCACTAACACTATTTGGAAAAAGTTATTCGGGTTTTGGTGAATTATTAAACGAAAACCTTGTAAAATTATTAGAAAATTCAGCATCTACATCGGCTCCAACTGCTCCTCTAAAAGGAGAGTTATGGTTTGACACTGTCAGTAATTCATTAAAAGTTTACGACGGAACATCATTTAAACCATCAGGGGGTGCCAGAACCACGACAACAGAACCATCGTCACCATCAGCAGGTGACCTATGGCACAATTCAACAACAGATCAAGTTTATGTCTACTCAGGCAGTGCTTGGGTGTTGGTAGGACCAGTTTATTCATCAGGTCAAGGACAATCAGGATTTAAAATTGAAACGATCAACGACAACGGCGGAGTTGCAAGAGTTATATCTTCTCTTTACAACGGAGCAATCAGAGTTGCAGTATTATCAAATGTGACATTTACACCTCAAGTGGCCATAACAGGATTTGCCTCAATAACAGCAGGATTAACGTTAAACAGTACACTGGGAGCATCATTTGCCGGATCAACAACATCAGCATCGGCAGTGGATATATCAGATACAACCAATGCTTCAGCGACAATCATTGCTGGTGGTAACATGATGAGAAAAGACACCGATCAAACACTAGATGGTAGACTAACAGCAGAAACATCAATTACACTGGTGTCGGATGTATCTAGTCCTGCAGGCGGATTAGAGATGTCTATAACAGGTATCAATAACACAATTGCCAACAAGTCACAAGGTGGATTTTTAAATTTAGGTGTAAAACATTCAAGTGGTGATAAAACACCAATCACACTGGACGGAACAAACAACAGAGTGGGAATTCATACATCGGCGCCAACAGCGGATCTTGATATAACAGGTAATGTTAAAATCACAGGAAATTTAAGTATCACAGGTGAGTACGAGCAGTTATCATCACAAATCAATTTGGTAGAAAATGCTTTCATTAAATTGAATTCAGGAAATGCAGAAGCAGATGCTGGAATCATCGTAGAAACATCAGACACCGACGATGCCAGATTATTTTACAGAGTGTCAGATAACAATTGGGTAGCAGGTGAAGGAGGAACATATTCACAACTCATCACATTGACTGACGCAGTCACAGATGGACATTCTAACCCAGAGAGAGTTTTAAAGACCACATCAGCAGGACTTGTGAAAGTCACAACTTTACAGTTGGGTGCTGTTGGTTCTAATATCTCCACAACAGATACATCAAATTTAAACGTTCCTACCACAGGACAAGTTGCTGAATCAATTGGCAGATGGGGCGGATCTGTCACTACAGGCGGTGGAGCAGATACAGATGCAAGTAATAACATTGCTGGAAAACGATACATTGGTTTAGTGGCACCGTCAGCCGGCGTAAACGATGCCGGAACTTCAGACGGAGACATTTGGTTTGTAAGGGAGGCATAATACAATGCCAACTATAACCAAAACATTTTCATACACAGGTACTACACAACAGGCAACAGTGTTGCCAGGCACATCCACGATAGACATAGAATTATGGGGCGGCGGCGGAGGCGGCGGCGGTGCCGACAGGAATCCAGGAGGTACGGGTGCTGGTGGATCTTATGTTGTGGCAACAGGTATAGATGTAAGTGCATTGGTTGGACAGACGATAAAAATTGGTGTTGGTGGCGGAGGCGCTGGAGGATCTGGTGGCGGTAACGCGGCAGGTGGTACCAACGGAAAAAGTTTAACAGGATATTCAGGCGGAGTCGGTGGTAATTCTGGACCGGCAGGTTCGTCAGGTGCTGGTGGTGGAGGAGGCGGAGCCTCTGTGATCACTATCGGTGGAACACAAATAGCAGTAGCAGGCGGTGGTGGTGCTGGTGGCGGTGGTGGAAACCACGGCATAGGAGCGTCAGCAACAGGATCAACATCGGCCACAGCAGGAACACCCGGAACATTGGGAGAAAACGGTGCCGGACACTCTGGAGACGGAGGTGGTGGCGGAGCCGGAGGCGGCGGAGCCAATGGAGGCCGAGGTGGAGCAGGAGCAAGTGGTGACACAGGTGGTCAAGGTGGTTACACAGGAACCAGTGCGGGAGGAACAGTAACATTGGCTTCTGGAACAACTCCAGGTGGCACAGGATCACCATACTATCCTTCGTCTATAGCATACGGTGGAGGTCGTGGAGGATCAGGAGGAAACGGTCTAGTAAGAATAACTTTTAATATCAATGTTGACGCACACACAAAAGTTGGCGGAGACTGGAAAAAAATTAACGAAATGTACACAAAGGTTGACGGTGCCTGGAAGACCATAACTGCCGCTTACACAAAAGTTGGTGGAATATGGAAAGCAATGTTCAATTCGGGAGTTACATTTTCTCCCACTTCGGCAGATTTTGGAGATTCAACAGGTAATTCTACATCGGCTTCATCGGGATCTGGTGGCGGTGGTTGTTTCTTGGCAGGCACAATGATCACAATGGCAGATGGATCATTCAAACCAGTTGAACAGGTAGATATCAAAGACGAGGTAGCAGTGGGAGGATTTGTTTTTGCCACTGGTAAATTCTTGGTTGATAATTTATACGATTACAAAGGAATCAAGGTTGCAGGCACACACATGGTCAAAGAAGACGGTAAATGGACAAGGGTTGAAAACAGCAAACACGGAGTATCGCTAGGTGATGACGAGCATATAGTTTATGTGTTTGGATCAGAAAATAGAAGAATAATTATTAATGGTATAGAATTTACCGACTACTTCGAATTAAGCGAACAGCAAGAATTAATAAATCACGGCGAAGGAATATTCAGTAATTGGCAAAATCATGATAGACAAATACATGATAAAAATGTTAATATACTAAATGCTTGATAAAAGTTTTTACCACGGCGAACAAGGAGAATGTTTTAAAAAATTAGAAAAACATTTTCAAGAAATCAAATACGAATTTGAGTCACAGCCCAACAAAGTTTTTTTAGATCCTGAAGATTTCTCAGATGGTGTTAGGGGATTGCCGGAAGATTTTTCCGACACAGACAGGCCCGGGGATTATGTTCACGGTGAATGGAAAGCATTAGGAATACAATCAGGTGAGCATGAAGGACAGGAATACAACGACTATCCTATGTTGTATTCGATACTAAGAAAATTTCCCTATAAAACAAATGTAGCATTTATGACAGTTGGACCAAATACCAAAATTGGTAATCATACAGACAACGAGGGAGGATGGAGATATCAATTGTGTATCGATGACGGTGGAGGTTCCGATAGTGGTATGTGGGTAACAAATTTAAAAACCAATAAACAAGAACTATACACATGGAAAACAGGTGAAGCATATGTTTTTCAACCTGGATTGCAGTTACATAATGGATTCAACAACAATCCAGGACATAGAACCACATTACTCATTGACTTTTATAAAGAATCGCAATACACTAAAGAAAAATTTGATGAATATTATCAAAATTATTCAGAATGTTTTGAGGGTTTAGACAATTTGGTAAAAGTTTATGAGGACAGAAAAAATCAAAAATAAGATAGCAATAGTGGGTCACACCAAGGGAATTGGTAAAGCCATCTCTGATTTATACAAGAAAAAAAATTATACTGTCGTTGGATTTAGCCGAAGCAACGGTTTTGATCTAGAAAAACAACAGAATGAAATATTAGAAAAATTAGATGATTGTCGTTTGATCGTCATCAATGCATACGCCAAAAAAGGACAATTAGAGTTATTAAAAAGAATTTATGGAAAATATCTATATTCGAACAAAAAAGTTGCTGTGATCACAAGCACATCAGGAACATCAGCAGGTCAAGATTCCGAACACACAACTAAAACTTATATAGAGTATTGTAAAATGAAAAAACAATTGATAGGTTATATATCAGAATTACAACAGGAATTGTTACAACCAGGAACAATGTCGGTACATGACATATGCCCAGATACAGTAAGAACAGAAATGTCAAAAGGACTGTGGGAAGATTATCCCAAACTAAAAGCAACAGATGTGGCAGAATGTGTTGACTTGGTTTTTTCAACAAACAAATATAATATAAACAAAATAGTGATTCAGAAATATGAAAAGTAGAAAATGGCATAGAAAAAAAGACTACGAAACACTGGTCAAATGGTGGAATCAACATGAGTTTGGAGTGGTACCTCAAGAAGTTTTACCCCCGGACGGAATAATGATTGAAAAAGACGGAGTTCCAATTTGTGCAGGTGGTTTGTACATAGGTAAAGGTACGAGATTTGCCTTCATGGAATGGGTAGTAGGAAACAAAGAAGCGAATAAAAGAGATCTACACACAGGTCTCAAACTCTGTATCGACTCCTTATTTCAATTGGCAAAGGACAAAGGAATGGATTTAGTGTTTACAACCACCGGACAAGAAGCATTACAGAAAAGATATACCAAATATCATGGCATGGAATTAACTGAAAATGCAGTCAAAACCTATCTTAAAGACCTTAAAGGTAACACCTATAAAAAATTGGATTGGATACAGGATGATGAGCAAATAAGCAAACGTTATTCTAATAAATAGCAGTAAGGATACTATAAAAAATGACAACAAAAGCAGAAGTAACAGCATATATTGATTCAACCTGGTCTGAAGCATGGACTAGTGATGAAGAGTCAAAAATAGATGCCATGCTTAATCCTGAAATCGCAGACATATTAATCAAGGTTGTTGGCGAGGTAGAATTTTTAAAAGAAGTAGCGGGTAATAAAAGTAATTAAAATGATCACTAAACAACAAACAGCAGATTATATAAATTTAAATATACATGAAGTATTGAGTGAAAGCGAAAAAGAAATTCTTCGTGGAGTGATCACACCAGAGATTGCAACAATCTTAATTAAATTATTGGGAGATGTTGCATTTTTAACAGAGATAAGAGACAACTAATATTATGGCATATACAGTAAACAAAACAGACGGTACAACATTAATTGTGTTACAAGATGGAACAATTGATCTTGCATCAACTGATCTAGCACTTTTTGGTAAAGGGTATGCCGGCTTCGGTGAAAGATTGAATGAGAACTTTGTCAAGATGTTAGAAAATTTTTCTAACACCACTGCTCCTGCAAATAAAATCAAAGGACAGTTATGGTACGATTCTTTAAACAACCAAGTCAATGTTTATAATGGAACAGAATTTAAACCGGTGGGTAGCAGTCGAAATTCTTCTACACAACCCACATCAGGAAACCTAGGTGATACTTGGTTTGATACAACAAACAATCAATTGTATGTGTACAACGGTTCAGGTTGGACATTGATCGGCCCAACCTCAGTATCTGGTTCTGGAGTCACACAAATAGTTTCAGACACAGTGGAAGATAGTGTGGGTGTTAATAGATCGATTTTAAAAATGATCACAAACGATATCATAGTGGCAATAGTCAGTCAAGTACAGTTTGTACCAAAAACAACAATTTCTGGATTCTCAACAATTTTTGTTGGGATCACATTGAACTCAACATCTCTTTCCGGAGCAAAATTACACGGTACATCAACTAACTCCGATGCTTTAGATGGCACATCGGCTAGCGCCTACATAGAAACAACAGGTGGTGCCATAACTGGAAGTTTATCAATAACAAACGGAATATCTGTTGGAGCAAGCCTTAACGGATCTCTATCAATGATAGCAGATGATTTGATATTAGAAAACAATATCAATAATGGAGACATAAAATTAAATGTCAATTCGGGCAGTGTGTTGTCAACTAATGCATTAACAATAGACGGTGGAACAGCATCAGTTATCATTCCAAGAGATCTACGAGTCAAAGGAACATTGACAGTTGAAGGTTCACAGACCATTATCAATACAACTACTTTATCGGTAGAGGACAACATTATCGAGTTGAATAGAAATATATCCAACAATGCCAGTATGCCGAATCATACAGGATTAAAAGTTAATAGGGGTGTGGGAACGTCTCCTGTGGAAGAAGATTTATATTGGGTATGGGATGAAACATTTGCAGACGACGGAAGCACAATTTATGGCAACGCCGGTGGTGCCTGGACTGCATTCAGATCATCCACAGATAATTTAAGTGCACCGACACTGACAGACATCAGAGCCAACATAGTACACGCAACATCAACATCGGCACAATACGCAGATTTGGCGGAAAGGTACGAAGCAGATATGGCAACAGAGCCCGGCGATGTTGTGATATTGGGTGGTGAAAAAGAAGTGACGATTTGCAAAGAGGAATTATCTAATCAAGTATTTGGTGTTGTTTCGGAAAAACCAGCATTTTTAATGAACAAAGATGCCGGAAACAACGATTCGCACCCAATGATTGCTCTAAAAGGCAGGGTAGATGTAAAAGTTACGGGCACAGGCAAAAAAGGTGATCGTATTGTTAGCAGTAGCACCCCTGGAGTGGCAAAAGTAGCACAATTAGACGATTGTACACCGTTTAACGTGCTAGGAAGACTGTTAGTAGATAAATATACAAAGATAACACAATTAGTACAATGTGCAATAGGAGTTAAATAACATGGCGTATACAGCAGGTGACACAATTTTAGATGATGAATATAACTCGTTCGCGGCGAGTAGCTCATCACCTTACGGAATCAACCACATGATCGGAACAGGATCAGGTGATTATGGTTTAGGACAAACGACAATTTCAACAGTAACAGCAGGTAACACGGTAACAGCGGCCCAATGGAACTCACTATTCGGTGCCATGGATAACCTTGCCAACCATGCAGAAGTTTCATTAACATCAACAACAGCAAAAGCGGCAGGTGATAATGTTGCGATCATTTCAGCATTACAAACTGACTTGGCAAATCTAGCCACAGCGGTTGCGGCAGGATGCCCATCAGCATCAGGAGGACTAACACAATCAGCGGCATTACAAAATGCAGACTCCAGCACAAGATGGACAGGTAGCCATGTATCAGAACTTACTACAAACTTTTCAAGTGGTAATGAAATGAGATGGTTCTTTAACGCTGGCGGAAAAATTCAAATAGACACATCAAGAATAGGTAATGGTGGTTCTTCAGCAACATCAAAAGACAACTCACTCAGCGAATTAGTAACTGGGTTGGGAAGACTTGCGATTGGTTCAAAAGAATCTACAAGATCAGGTTCAACTGAAACAGTAAGTACAAACGGACTTGCTCTTGGTTATCATGACCTAACAACGTCTTATCAAACAATACTTAGACTCACACAAGATGGTGGCAGTTACACTTCAATGTACCTAGACATACAAGCAAAATTGAATGGTGCAGTGGGAACAGCAACAGCGATCACAGTGAGAGTAGAGTTCAATGATCCAGACGGCGGAGATGGCACATTTACATCTGGTAACACTTCAGGTGTTGATCAATATGCCAACTTCATTGGTCAGACAAGACACACATTGTTGACTTTAGACCCTAACACAACAAACGGTTTAACAACAGCGTATGTTCCGTCTTCGACTGCGGTAACATCAAACAGTACTGCCTAGTAATTAATTTTACCAGGTTGAGTTCTAGCCATAATTATGTTATAATTGTGGTATGGATTTATCTGACTTAAAAAAACAATCGGATCTAAGTTTCGAAGTAGCAACGGCCAAAAGGAATGCTCTGGAAAGAGCAAGGTCCAGACAAGTTGTTGCTTATAACGGTTCTATATTTTCTGCGGATGCTGATACCATCAACCTAGTTGACACATTAAAAAAAACACACAAAACATTTTTCATTCTAGACAGCAACGAAAATCCCTGCGAAATAACCAACCCAGAAGAATTTTTAGAAATACTGTTAAAACGAAATCAAGAAGCACTAAACGAATATCATCAATTATATAATCAATTAAAAAAAAGGGTTTGATATGTCAGCAGGTGTATTAATCTACTGTTTTGATTCGGAAAAAATCAAATATCATACAGTTACTAATTTCTGCATTCAGCAGATCAAAAAACATTTAAATCTTCCCGTGACAGTGGTCACTAATGAATCGACAAAAAAATTTTTAAAGGATGTTGACAGCACAGTGGTCATAGAAAATAAGTCAGGAAATAAAAGAGTTTATAAAAATAAAACTGTGGATTGGTTCAATTTAGAAAGAGCAAAATCCTATGAGTACACTCCCTATGACACAACAATACTATTAGATGCCGACTATTTTGTTTACACAGATAATTTGTTACAATTTGTTGATACTGGTTATGATTTTTTATTACACAACAAAGTACATGACCTAACCGGTAGAAATAAATTCGAATACAGTTCGTTAAGTATGTTACCTATTGTTTGGGCAACAGTGACTATTTTTAAAAAAAATAAAACAACCGAAAACATATTTCGATTGATACAACACATACAACACAATTACAATTATTTTTGTAATCTATACAGGATAGATTTTAAGAACTTCCGCAATGATTATGCTTTTGCGATTGCTATGCATCAACTGAACATCAAAAATTACATACCGGTTAAAATGAGTATGTTACCCACAGATGTTGACATATTAGAAATTAATGATTCTTCAATTAAGTTCCGATATGCTGATTGTGTTGGTATGACGGAAAAACAAGATGTACACATTCTAAACAAGGAGATACCAATCGATGTCTAAAGGTTTTCTATGGTTTGCACAGAACAACGAAAAAACAGATTATGCTAAATTAAGTATCGAGTTGGCAAAATCTATTAAACAACACAATAATGAAAACCTAATATGTGTTGTCACGGATAAACTGACAAAAATTAATAGCGATTATATAGATTATGTTGTTGTTTTAAAAGATGACAACAGCGAGAAGCATTCAAACAAATTTTCAAACGAATACAAAGCATTTGGTTTGACACCGTTTACACATACAATTAAATTAGAAGCCGATATGTTGTTCACATCCTGCACTGACGAATGGTGGAATCATTTAGGACAGCACGACATGGTGTTCTCGATCAATTGTAGAAATTATAAAGATGAAATTATTAATAATAGTCCTTATAGAAAAATATTTAATAAAAATTTATTGGCAGATGTTTATAACGGAATGTTTTATTTTAGAAAAAGTGTTTTATCTAAAAAATTTTTTGATATTTGCAAAACAATTACACTAAATTGGAGCACAGTAAGAGATGAAATGTTGATTAATTGTCATGACGACGTACCGACAACAGATGTAGTTTATGCTCTTTCATTGAGAATTTTAGATCCCACGAATCAATTATTGGTAGACTATCCATGGTTTAAATTTATACATAATAAACCTGGAATAAACAACACAGAAAGTGTCATGGATCAACACAATTATCTTTATCCAACACGACTCGCTGATAGGATGTATCTGGGAGGTAAGAGATTAAACAGGGTATGGCATTATTATCAAAAAGACACAACGGAGTTATTGAATGACCGAATTTTTTAACGCATTAGGTAATTTCAAGCCTAGGAAAAGAAAACCAGATCTGGTGACCATAGATGGAAAAATTATGGAAGTGTCTCACGAAACAATGTTAGAAATACAAAAATCAGGAATAGAACAATGGATGTTGGACAGTGATGGCAAGATTGTAAAAAAACCTATCAAAAAGACCGGCAGAATATTTAATGAACTTAAAAAATCAAAAGAAGGATATGTGTTCTTAGATGGAGATCCATATTGGCCCGTAGGATTCAAGGAAGGGGGATACACATGGCAGACACCGTTAGAATAAGTGATTTAGATTTTGTGTTCATATCTTTTTATGAACCCAACAAGGAAGAAAATTATGCTAATCTATTAAACATCGTGCCTTGGGCAAAACGTGTGGATGGAGTCAAAGGTTTTGATAATGCACACAAAGCCGCGGCAGAGATCGCAGAAACAGATTTTTTTATATCCATAGACGGAGACAATGTTATTGATCCTTCATTTTTATTACAAAAATTAGATTGGACGAAAACTAATAAAAAAGCAGTACACAGATGGAAAGCAAAAAATTCAATAAACGGATTGATATATGGCAACGGAGGAGTCGTTGGATGGGATAAAGAAACCTGTTTGAAAATGAAAACCCACGAAAATGCAGAGGACGAAAAAGCCAAAATAGATTTTTGTTGGACAGTACCTCATGAAAATTTACATAATGTTTATAGTAATACAGTAATCAACTTTTCACCGGAGCAGGCATTTGTTGCCGGATTTCGAGAAGGTGTAAAGATGAGTTTAGATCAAGGTAATAGAATTTCACCTTTGGATTTTTCAAATAAGATACATCAACACAATTTACGAATATTGTCCATATGGCAAAGCATCGGGGCAGATGTTGAATATGGAAAATACGCCATGTTAGGTGCAAGAGTTGGTTGTTATCAAGCAACCATAAAAAGTAATTTTAATTTAGAAAATGTTAGAAACTTAGACAGTTGTAAAAGTTTTTTTCATGCAATCAATGATTTGGATGAAGATATAGAAATGTACGGAAATAGTCTGAAACAAAAATTAGATATTCCAATCAGCACTTTTAATGCCGAAGGCAGTCGTTTTTTTAAATTTTGTCAAAAACCTTATGTTAATAAAGGAGTGCAGGATCGTGAGTAGTGTTTACAAATCAGATGCCGAGAAAGCCAAGGAAAAATTACTTTCAATTTCGCCTACGATGTGTCTAGCAAAATGGAATCAGGTGTCTTTACATCTACCCACTGGATTAACCAATTCATGTTATCATCCTCCACTGCATGAGATTGATAAAGATTCGCTGGCATCAAATCCAGCGGCATTGCACAACACCGAAGAAAAAATTCGACAACGAAAACAAATGATCGCAGGTGAACGACCTGCAGGTTGCTCTTACTGTTGGAAAATGGAAGACACTGGCGAAATGAGTGACCGACACTATCGTTCTGGTGAGCCATGGGCCATGGAGGATTTTGATAAAATTAAGCAAGATCCTTTTAATACAACACATACTCCTCGTTATGTAGAAGTCAATTTTAACAATGCCTGTAATTTTGCTTGTTCCTATTGTTCTCCTCAATTTTCAACAACGTGGGGTAAAGAAATCAATATGTACGGTGGATATCCTACATCACCTGTACACAATGACCCGACACATTTCTCAGGAAGAAGACAACCCATACCAAATAGAGAATCTAATCCGTATGTGGAAGCATTCTGGAAATGGTGGCCTGAATTGTATAAGGGATTGAAACATTTTAGAATGACTGGAGGAGAGCCCATGATGGATGTGAACACTTACAAGGTATTTGATTACATCATAGATAATCCAAAAAAAGATCTACACCTAAATGTAACTTCGAATATGTGTCCACCTGATCCCAAGTTAAAAACAAGATATTTTAATGCAGTTAGTCGTATTTGCCATGAAGAAAAAGTAGAACATTTCATGCAGTTCGTCTCTGTAGATACCTGGGGTAAACAAGCAGAATATATTCGTAATGGTCTTGATTACAACAAAATGTTAGACAACGTAGATCATTTTTTGACAATGATTCCTGTACGTAATTCAGTTACCTTCATAATAACCTATAACAATCTTAGTGTCACGGGTCTAAGAAAGTTACTTGAAGATATCAAGCATCTTCGAGAAAAACATTCAACCACGTATCAACGAGTATGGTTCGATATACCCATACTACGTCAACCAGAATGGCAACAAGTAACACTATTACCCGAATCGTATCAAGAGATACACAAAGACAATATCGAATGGATGAAATCGAATTCGGGAGAGAATCAAAAAGATTTTTCGTTGTTTAAAGATTTTGAAATACAAAAAATGCAACGTAATCTTTCTTATTGGCAAAAAAATTATACCGATGATAAAAAACAAAAAAAGAATTTTTACACATTTTTTACAGAACACGATCGTAGACGAAGAACAAATTTTGAAAAAATATTTCCTGAAATGCGAGAGTTTTGGGAGGAGTGTAGAAACTCATGAGCACAATAGGTTTTTTTGGAGATAGTTTCTGTGCCAGCAATCAATCCGAGAGTTGGTGTAATATACTTCAAGAGAAATTAGGTTGTGATCGTATACGATGGTTTGGCGAACCTGGAAGAAGCATATGGAGTGTATTTTTTAGGTTTAACAAATTGATAGAACAAGATCGTGTTCCGGATTATTCGATATTTTGTTGGACAGAACCATATAGACTATACCATCCGAATTTGATATTGAGTGCCAACACAGAACCACTGGAAGGAGTAGACCCAGACATTTATAAAACACTGGAAAATTATTGGAAACATTTACACAATTATGACAAAGACGAATTAGCATACGAGTATGCTTTGAAATATTATGATCAACACGTTTTATCTAAATTACAAAACAAAAAAATAATACAGATGTGGAGTTTTAAACCATTTGAAACGGCAGACAAAAATGCCAATATAAAATTAACAACAGGAATATTCATCGATGAAAGTATGTTCAGTTTCAGTGGTGGCCGAGATCATTGGGGCAAAGGAAAAATAAATCATATGACGATTGAACAAAATAAACAGTGGGCAGAGAAAGTGTTTAAGTACATATAATGAAAGATATAGATTACAAAAAACAGTTTTTAGATTCGATATCTCCATCGTTTTGTGGAGCAAAATGGTACAATGCTACCATATGGCTGGGATCTGGCATGACCACAAGTTGCCACCATCCGCCAGCACACAAAGTTGATCTTGCTAAAGTAACGCAGAATCCAAAATTGTTACACAATACTCCGGAAAAGAAAAACGATCGTGCCAAAATGATCGCGGGAGAAAGACCCGCAGGTTGTGAATATTGTTGGAAGATAGAGGACATGAAAAGAGATGCTGTAAGCGATAGAGTATATAAAAGCAAAATATATTCTAATGCAGACATGATAACAGCAAGCCAGACTCCTATAACCGAAGATATCAATCTCAAAACTTTAGAAATTGCATTTGATAGAACTTGTAATTTTGCTTGTTCTTACTGTAATCCTGCATTTTCGTCGACATGGGCAAACGACATCAAACAAAAAGGACCCTATACAGATTTAAAATCAGACGGACGTAATCATTTCACACATTCTCATGAAGAATCACAACCGTATAAATTGAATGAGACCAATCCGTATGTGGAAGCATTTTTTAAATGGTGGGATTCGGACCTACATAAAACTTTAGATGAACTAAGAATAACAGGTGGAGAACCAATGATGTCTCCTCACCTATGGAGATTGCTAGATTGGATAGAAACCCAAGGTGATAAAATGAATCCAGATATGCGTATTGCTATGAATTCTAATCTAGGAGCAAAACAAAGCATAATCGATGATTTTAAAACTAAACTAAAAGGATTTAAAAACTTTCATTTATACACCAGTAATGAAGCAACTTTTAAACAAGCAGAATATATCAGAGATGGATTGGATTATGGAGATTGGTTCAGCAGAGTGTTACACATGATGGTAGATAAAGTGCCGGTAGAGATCCACAATATGTGTACAATCAATGCATTATGTTTAGAGTCGTTACCGGAATTTCTTGAAAAGATTGTTTGGTTCAAACATTCTAGCAAGGTCTATGGACCAAAGATTAATTACACACTCAACATATTAAGATTTCCTAGTTTCCAATCACCGTTAGTATTGCCCGACGAATTAAGAAACAGATTTAAAGGTGACATTGAAAAATTTTTAACGAACAACGAAAAATGGTTGGAACAAATGGAAATAAATCACACAACACGATTAATAGATTACCTTGATGTGGTCAAAACACCACACGCAGGTGCGGCCACACAGGATAAATTACAAAAAGATTTTAAGGCATTTTATAGTCAATATGACAAACGTAGGGGCAAGGATTTCAAAAAAACTTTCCCAATTATAGGAGAATGGTACAATGGCATATGAGTACGGGGCCAAAGAGCCTGAAAAATTAAAAATAAAAGACATGACCGATAGGGAGAAAGAGTTACTGATCGAAAGTGACACTTTCTGTATACTACCTTGGATGCATCTTCATGCATATCCTGATGGCAGAGCGTATCCTTGTTGTTTTGCGTTTGATCCTTATCCGGTGGGAAATCTAAATGAAAACAGCATGGAAGAAGTTTTCAACGGTGACAAAATGAAAGACATGAGAATACGTATGCTGAACAATCATAAATCTCGAGAATGTATGAAATGTTACGATCAAGAGAAATCTGGATTTTTTAGCCTACGTCTAAGTTCTAACAAACATTTTGGTCATAACATTCCGTTAGTACACAACACGCTTCCAGACGGCAAAGCAGATTTTGTTATGAAATATTGGGATATACGTTTTTCAAATTTATGTAACATGGCTTGTAGGAGTTGCGGAACATGGTTCAGTAGTAACTGGTATGAAGATCACAAAAAACTTACAGGTAGTCCTCCTCCACACGCCAAGGTAATGAAAGTTGGTAGAAGCACAAATGATCTATGGGAACAGATGCTAGAACAGTTTGAGCACACAGAACAGTTTTATTTTGCTGGTGGAGAGCCAATAATAATGGAAGAACATTATCGTATTTTAAAAGAACTAGACAAACGTAAAATGTATCATGTTAGGCTTATATACAATACCAACTTTAGTAGAACGACATTTAAGGACATAGATGTTTTTGAATTATGGAATAAATTTGATTCAGTGTCAGTTGGAGCCAGTCTCGATGCCGAGGGTCCTAGAGCAGAATTAATGCGTAAAGGCACAGTGTGGGAACAAACAATAGCCAATAGAAAGCGTATGATGGAAATATGTCCGCAAGTGGACTTTTATATCAGTTCAACGGTGGGACTTATAAACAGTCTTCATGTCACTGATTTCCATAAAAGTTGGGTAGAACAAGGTCTGATTAAACCACAAGATTTTAATTTTAATTTATTACAACATCCTATATGGCAACGGATGGACATATTGCCGCCGGAATATAAAGAACAAGTGAAAGAGAAATACAATGAACACATCAAATGGTTGAAGGACCAGGATTCCCTTACTAGGGCAACAAAAGGTTTTGAATCTGCATTGGATTGGATGTTCTCAACAGATAACCAAAAACATCTAGATCTATTTTTTGTTAATACACGGAGATATGATAAGATAAGAAATGAAAATACTCTTGAAATATTTCCAGAATGGAAAGAGTTATTTGACAAATATGAAAAAAATTAAGCCTAACGAAGGCAATAAAACATTTTGTATGGCGCCTTGGACGCACACATACCTTTCTCCACAAACAGAAAGGCGTATGTGTTGTGCTTCAAGAGAACCAGCACAAAGTTTTAAGCAGTACATAGATACAGGAAATGATGCCAATGAGTATAAACCTCTAACGTTAGAAGAACATTGGAATTCAGAACATATGCGTTCTGTGAGACGAAGAATGCTAGCCGGAGAAGAATTATCCGAATGCCAGGTATGTGATCATAAACTGTTGAATACAAATGTCTATAGATCTTATTGGAACAAACTCTTTGCTAATAAAATAGACGAAGCATTTGAAAGCACAGACGAAAACGGAGCAACCACAATGCCTACGATAAGTTTTGATTATAGATTTAATAATCTATGTAATTTCAAATGTAGAATGTGCGGAGATATGTTGAGTTCCAGTTGGGAAGCCGAGTCGAGGAAAAACAAAACATGGAACGAAGATTCTCAACCATGGATGGCTTCTCCGTTGCGTGAACAAATTAAAAATTTTCAAGACACACAAATAGTACAAGAGTTTACTGATGCGATAGAAACAAAAAAAATAAAAGAAATATATTGGTGTGGCGGAGAACCGTTGATGTGGGAAATACACTGGAACAGTATGCAAAGGATAATTGATTTGGGATTTTCAAAGGATGTTTATGTTAGATATAATACCAATTTAAGTAGAACAACATTTAAGAATATTGATCTTTTTAAGTTGTTGCCACAGTTTCAGGATTGGCAAATATGTGCTTCGATCGACGGAACAGGAGATGTGGGAGAATACATACGTGATGGATTGAATTACAAAGAATGGTTAGGTAATTTTAAAAAAGGATTGGCGGTAGCAAAAACATCAAGGGAAATGAGATTAGATTTCACAATCACAATGCCAGGATTATTAGAATTAAAAAATATGTTTGATCTGAGCCAGGAATTAGATGTAGAAATATTGACCAAAGTGATGTTCACTTTTAGTGCATCGGCTGTGTTGAGTCCGTTGGCATTGCCTAGAGAACTCATGTGCGAAATTATAGATGAAGCATTAGAATACATGGAACCAAAGGCAAACAGAAAACAACAGGCATTGATAGACACTCTCAAAAATTTAAAGATGAGAGAAAATATCGATGATATGTTTTTGGGATTTGATGCTTTCAGGGGAAAAAAGAGTGGTAAGAGCAGACAAGAATCAATCGATAAATTAAGGAATCAAGACATAACAAAAATACTTGAAAAAGATAAAAGGATATTAGACTGGTGGAAAAATATTTAAAAAGTAATATGTGTCATCTTCCATGGACTAGTTTAGAAACTAGGCCCGATGGCAGGTACAAGCCTTGCTGTTTGTATAGGGAAGAATTGAAAGACACTTCCGGGAAAAAATACAATACAACGGAACATTCGATATCGGAAGTAATGAATTCCGATGCCATGGATGATTTGAGAAAACAATTTTTAAATGGAGAAAAACCCAGTAGTTGTAGCAGTTGTTGGAAAGAAGAAGCAGTAGGTAAAACTTCAAAGAGACAACATATGTGGTTAAAGGCAGGAGTAATAGGTCAAACTCATATACAAAAAAATATAGTTTCGCCTAGATTTATTGATTTAAAGTTAGGGAATATTTGTAATCTAAAATGTAGAATATGTTCGCCTCACTCAAGTTCTCAATGGACGAACGACATGATCAAGATAGACCCAAACAGAAAAGACTATTGGAAAAAATTCAATCGAGATGGATTATGGCCAAGACAGCCTAACAAATTTTATGAAGATCTAGAGAAGCACATAGACTCGATAAGATTTTTTGAGATCACGGGCGGAGAGCCATTAATGATAAAAGAGCAATTTTCAATTTTACGTAAGTGTGTGGAAGCAGGAGTGGCAGATAAAATAGAAGTTCATTACAACACCAATGGTACACAGTATCCGGAAGAAGCAGTAAAAGACATTTGGCCACATTTTAAAAGGGTAGAAATAGCATTCAGCATTGACGATATTGAAAAACGTTTTGAGTATCAAAGACATCCTGCTGTATGGACAGAAGTTGATTCAAACATAAATCGATTTTTAAATTCAGGATTAAAAAATCTTTCTACGCAGATATGCACAACTCTAAATTTTTTTAACATATGGAACATTGACGAGTTAGCACATAAAGTAAAAGAATGGAATCCAGATTTTTGGTACATAAACATATTGCATCATCCTGTGGAGTTTGATATACAACAGATTCCTAGAGAGCTCAAGCAACAGATAATTGACAAACTTAGAAAAACTGAAATATACCAACAAGAAATACAGACGGCTATTGACTATATTAACGGAGAACCTGACTACAAGATTAAGGATTGGAAAAAAGCATTAACTGAAAAAATAAAATCAATCGATTCCGTCAGGAAAGAAAATTTTGGAGAAACTTTTAAGGATTTAAATAATCTATTAAAGATTTATGAGTGACGTATTGGTAGCAGGTGGTTGTAGTTTTACATTTGGTAACGAATTATCTGACGACGATGGTATCAATCCTTCAAAAATGTCATGGGCGGCATTGTTGTCACAACAAACAGGCATGGATTTTGTCAATTCGGCAAAAGGAGGGTTAGGGAACTCCGGTATAGCCAGAAGGGTGTTCAACGCAGTTTCGGACAACGATAACAGAAAGGTTGCTGTGACTGTCATGTGGACTTTTCCTTCACGTTATGATTGGGCGATGCCTAGACATAACATATTAGAAGATACTCGTTGGGCCACTATAACCCCCTGGGACTGTACAGAAAACGAAGCAGAAGTATTAAAAACTTTGATAGGTAATGATTCAGTAATACGAGATTTTAAAAAAAGAAGAAAAGAATTTTCTGATGCGAAAGTCACAGCATTTGCCGATTCACTTTATAAGAATGCGGCAAATCGTTATCATGAAACATATCTAAGTTGGAAAAGCATCGTTTGGTTACAAAATATATTAGAAAAAAAGAAAATACCATTTATGTTTACACTCGCCGATAACACATTATTCTGGGAAGAATTTGAATTATTATACCAAAACGACAAATTATTAAAAAATCTTTTAAAAGAAATAGATTTTACCAAATGGTTCACTTTTGGAGACAGGCATATGGGATTTAACCAATGGGCACTTTTAAATGACTATCCGAGAGCATCAACTCATCCGCTTGACCAAGCACATAAAGATGCTATAATGTTAATGTTACCCGAATTTAAAAAAATAATAGGAGAAAAAAATGATCAAATGGATTAGGTCTTTGATTGATAAAGTAAAGCAACAAATTGCTTATAGAAAAAGACTAAAAGAATTAAAGAAAAAAGACCCTTTTATTTACAAGTAAAATGAAAACAGTACACAATTGGTTTTTGCCAGACTATGATGTTCATTATGAAGAATGGATGCGTATCAACAATGAAACAACGTATCAACGCCTTCAACGAGAATATGCATTGGCCAGAGTAAAACAATTTCGAAAAGCAATTGATATAGGTGGCAATATTGGATTTTGGAGCAAAGATTTTTGTAATAAGTTCAATGAAGTGATAATTTTTGAACCGGATCCGTCAAATATTAAATGTCTTAAAGAAAATTTAAAAACCTATAAAAACTTCACTTTACATGAAGTTGGTTTAGGTAGTAAAGAAGAAGTCAAAGAATTTTATATCAGTCCTACAACATCAGGAGGACATAGTTTTTTTAGAGATCAAATATTTGAAGATAATGTTGATAAATCTGAATTACAAGTAAAAAAATTAGATGATTTTAAATTTACCGATGTTGATCTAATAAAGATTGATACACAAGGCAGTGAATACGACATCTTATTAGGCGGCGAAGAAACACTACGAAATAATGACTGTGTATTGAACGTGGAAATAGAACATAAAAATGAAGCACAAAGAAGAAAAGGAAAACAAATAATAGAGTTTTTAGACAGTGTGGGATATAAAGAATTTGGGAGATCAAGAAAAAAAGAAGTAGTTTTTACAAAATGGAAAAATTAAAAGAAAAAATAAACAATATTTTTCGAAAGAATTCTAAATTTAATTTGATCGAAATGAATGATATAGATATAACAGAGGATCCGGTGAGACCGGAATTGTCTCTCACATTTCGTACTATCTACGGAAGAAAAATTTATGGACTCAAAAACAAAAATGGTGATATCATGGCAATCATATGCATAGCATTCACAAATGAAATCCCCACAACAGTCGAAGAACTAGATATGTTGAGTCGTGATGCGGCCGGTCCGTCGGTGTTGCGGGCAGGCATAGTGGGAAAAATAGCAGTTGCTTATACAGTTTGGGCCAAAATGAAAGGTGGCGGAAAACACATATTAAACGAAATTTTTAAAAAATTTAAAAGAGAACAACACATAGAAAGATTAGTCACTTTAAGTCCTTTGACAGAAATGGCCGAAAGGTTTCATATAAAGAACGGAGCAAAACTATTACAACGCAACGACACAACACAAAATTTTGAATATGACATTACACTGGAACAATGGAACAAGTATTTAGAAAGAGCGAAAGGGTTTTTTAAACTAAAATGAAAATATTGATAATGGGACTACCCGGATCGGGCAAAACTACATTGGCAAAAATGATAGCACCAAGGTTGAATGCTGTATGGCTAAATGCTGACAAGATAAGAGAAGAATGCAATGATTGGGATTTCTCAGACGAAGGCAGAAAGAGACAAGCACTGAGGATGTGGACGTACGCCGAAGAGGCGTTAGACAAAGGCAGAGTTGTGATTGCTGATTTTGTTTGCCCCACTGAAGAAACAAGAGCACAATTCAAAGCAGATTATCTGATATGGATGGACACAATCAAAGAGGGTAGATTTGAGGACACCAACAAACTTTTTCAGCCACCGACAACGTTTGATTTTAGATGTACATCAAAAGATGCTGAGACTTGGGCATTTTTGATAACACAGGAAATACGAGATATAATATGGGAGAAGAAAAATGTGGGACAATAAAAAACCAACAGCACAAATGCTAGGAAGATGGCAACCGTTCCATGACGGGCACTATAAATTGTTCCAGGAGATACACAAAAAAACAGGGCAGGTATTGATAATGGTCAGAGATGTGCAAGGTGTTGATGACAATCCATTTGATTTTGAAACTGTTAAGAAAAATATTGAGGAAAGGCTCAATCCCAAGTTTGAAGGGCAGTTCAAAGTGATACTAGTACCCAACATAACAAACATATGTTATGGCAGGGGTGTGGGTTACAAAATAGAAGAAATAGTGTTAGATGAAGAAACTCAAAAGATATCCGCAACAAATATAAGACAACAGATGCGTGATCGTGGAGAACTGATATGAGAGAAGATCTAATGGTACAACAGCAGGTCAAAAACAAATGGCAACACATGGTAGGTGTTATCTGCCTCAATCAAACTTACAGAAAACAAGCCAAACGTGTTTTAAGTGAATTATTCAAACGATATCCGAATGCCAAAAGTTATCTCAAAGGTAGATTATCAGCACAGCAAAAATTATTAAAACCTTTGGGAATGTGGCGTGTGAGATCGGAAAGATTGAGAAAAATGAGCGAGCAATTTTTAAACTGGAATGGTGAAGATGCGTCGGATCTACACGGAATAGGAAAATATGGCAGTGATAGTTATAGGATATTTTACAAAAATGAAATACCTACCGATGTACAGGATAAAGAATTAAAAAAATATATAGAATCTTTATGAGAATATTAGGAATAAATTGTATGAATCATGATGCCGCCATGGCTGTGGTTGACGGCCGAGATATTCTATGGGCCGCACATAGCGAGAGATACAGCAAGATAAAAAATGATCATCACCTGAACTGGGGGATAGTGAACGAGGCAATGAGTTATGGTCCTTTTGACAAAGTGGTGTATTATGAAAAACCATGGTTAAAAAAGAGACGACAGATTAGAGCGGGACAATGGTCGGAAGTTTTTACAACACAGAATCTGCCATCGGAACATTTAAAACAGTTTGGAATCAAAATTGACCAGTATGTAGATCATCATCATTCGCATGCGGCCGGAAGTTTTTTCACATCGCCCTTTACAGATTCCATGGTGTTGTGTGTGGATGCCATAGGAGAATGGGAAACTATGACTATATGGAAAGCCAAAGGCAACGAAATAGAAAAACTGGAAAGCATGGAATATCCTCATTCATTGGGAATCTTATATTCTGCTTTTACACAAAGAGTTGGATTGAAACCCGCAGAGGAAGAATACATATTGATGGGAATGTCAGCATACGGAACACCAAAGTACCGAGATAATATCTACAATGAATTGTTGGATTATCGAACTCTGGAATTAAAAAGAAATTTACACAGAGGAATAGGAAATTGGTTACCGGAAGCGGATCCCATGGATCTTGCCGCATCCATTCAAAAAGTCATACAAGAAGCACTCACTCATATATGGCAATGGAGTACGACTTACATACCAGACGGACAACGTGCTGTGAGCAAATATGGTGAAAGTCGTAATTTATGTTATGGTGGAGGCGTGGCATTGAATTGTGTGGCCAATGCAATTTTAATGAACAAGAAAATATACGATAAATCATGGATCATGCCCAATCCCGGAGATGCGGGTAGTTCGTTGGGTTGTATAGCCGCTTCGATGCACAGACACCTAAATTGGAAACATCCATTTTTGGGCACGAACATAGAGGGTGAATATCCTGTGGATGCTCTCATAAAGGAATTGTTGGAAAATAAAATGGTGGGAGTGGCCAATGGTCGGGCGGAGTTTGGACCAAGAGCACTTGGTAATAGATCATTACTTGCTGATCCTAGAGGATCAAAAATCAAGGATTTGGTAAATGGTATTAAAAAAAGACAGAAGTTTAGACCATTCGCACCAGCCATATTAGAAGAGGATGTGAACGAGTATTTTACCCTACCTAAAGGTGTTAAAAACACCCCTTATATGCAACACACAGCGGTTTGTACGCATGGTAAAGACTTTCCTGCCATAATACACTACGATAACACGAGTAGGGTTCAAACAGTGTCTAAAGCAGACAATCCAGGTTTTTATGAATTGCTTACGCAATGGAAAAAGAAAACAGGTTGCCCTATACTGCTTAACACCAGTTTGAATATAAAAGGACAACCTATAGTAAATGACAAAGATGATGGTAAAGCATTTACCAACAAATATGGAGTAAAAGTTTTATGAGAATTTTAGTCACAGGAGGTTATGGTTTTATAGGATCTAGGATTGTTGAAAGATTAATTGAAATGAATCATAGTGTTATAGTAATGGATAATAAAGAAACATATGGAGTGATTTCGGAAAAAGATCTCGAAAAATTATATTCTTGGAGACAGAGAAACTGGAAAAACGTTTATTGTAAAAACGGAGATGTAACAAAACAAGATGATGTATTGTCTGCTTTTAAAAATAGACCAGATTATGTGATACACCTAGCATCATATCCTAGAGCAAAAATAGTAAACAATAATCCGTGGGTGGGAGTACAAAATATTATAGGAGGAACAGTAAATCTTCTTTCTCATTGCCAATATATGCCTGTGAAAAAGTTTGTGTTTGTTAGTTCGTCAATGATATACGGACACTTCTCCGATGGAACCAAAGAAGACGCAGATACCAAACCGAACAATTTATATGGAGAATCTAAATTAACTGCGGAACGATTCGTCAAACATTATCACGCTCAACATAAAATAAATTATGCAATAGTAAGACCGAGCGGAGTCTATGGTCCAGGAGACATGGAAGATAGGGTATTAAGTAAATTTTTCCAGAAAGCAATGAATAACGAAACAATAGAAGTACACGATGGTGACAACAAAGTAGATTTTACTTATATCAATGACACAGCAGAAGGTATCATAAAAGCAACATTATCAGACGAAGCCAATCAAAGTTTCAATATTACTGCGGGCAATGCCACATCATTACGTGTGGCGGCAGAAAAGATCATAGAACTCACAGGCAGTAAGAGTGATATAGTTGATACAGGTGCTCATAAACTTTATCCTCGTAGAGGAACATTGGATATATCCAGAGCCAAAAAATTATTGAATTATCAACCAGAAACAACTTTTGATCAAGGACTAGAATACTATTATGAGTGGTTACAAAATAAAATTTAACGGTGTCGACAGATTGTATGATGCATACTCGTGGAGACTGACTCGTAGAGCGAAAAAAGTATGGAGCTCTGGAAATGTGTTGTTAGGTGCAGAACTAAAAAAATTAGAAAATAACATTTGCAAAAAATATAAAAGAAAATATGCGGTCGGAGTGGGATCAGCCACAGACGGACTGTACTTTTCAATGAAGGCACTGGGACTAAACAGATCGTCGACCATAGTGTGTCCGGCATTAAGTTACGTGGCCACCGCGGGAGCAATCAAAAGGTTAGGTGCAAAAATACGTTTTGTTGATGTGGACGACATTGGAAATATTGGTAGTATAAATTTACAGACTAAACCAAATGCCATACTTTACGTAAATTTATATGGCAATGTAGCGGACTACAATCGATTAAAAGAATATTGCGAAGATAATAAAATATTTCTCATAGAGGATGCCGCACAGTCACAAGGGGCATATTTAGGAAACTGGTTTAAAAAAATTCCATCTGGAACACTGGGTGACATATCGATCTTTAGTTTTGATCCTATGAAGAATATGCCTTGCTTTGGATCAGGCGGCATGATATTAACCGATTCTTTACAGGTATACGAAAACTTGATCAGTTTAAGAAGACACGGCTTACACAACAACATGGATTATGGTTACAACAGTGTGATTCCAGAAGATCATTCAGCACAATTAAATTTTTTATTAGATAAGTTTGATTCATTGCAAAGTATGAGAGAAAAAGTGGCCAAAAGGTATTTTAAAAATCTACCTACTGAATCATTTATAAAATCTAAAAATAACACTATAAGCAGTTATCATAAACTGGTGTTGCTACATGAAAAAAGAGATGATTTACAAAAGTATCTCAAGGAGCACGGGATAGAAACAAAAATACACTATTCAAAAACCTTGAACCACGGTTGGCTTACGTCTTATCCAAATGCTGAAAAAATTTGTAAACGTGCATTAAGTTTACCGATCTATCCATACCTAACCGATAGTGAAATTGATTATATTTGTAAAAGGATAAAAGAATTCAATGGCATTTGATTGTGTAATTGTCGATTTTCAAAAAGATCAAAAAAACAAGGAGTTTTTATTCAATAAATTTCCTTATGCTCTTTCGACTCCGTTTGTAGGAAGTTACTTTGACATCCTTAAAAGTTTTGTTGATGGTGTAAAAACTGATTTTTTTTGGTTAACAAGTGATCTTGTAAATTTACAACATTTTGATTTTAATTTTATTCCCGATCAACACCAACAAAAACAAATTCATGTATGGAATACTCAATCACAGAGAGAGGGAGATATAATGTTGTTGCCCACTAACGAATTTAAATCTCAAATGAATCATATAAAGTTTTTGAGAGATTATAAGGATATAAACTATCATGATACCAATTTTGAATACAACGAATGGCCGTCATTTAAATTTACATTTGATAATTTGACAGAACAAATAAAAAATCAAAAAACAAGATATGCAAATTATTATTTCAAAAAACAGCATAGCATAATACCAAGTTTTTGGGAAGATCAAAAGTTATATGTGTTGGACAAGAATCGTTTAAATTTATTGGTACCGAGATTTGATATGAAAGAAGAGTTGTACGAATATTCTCCCACATTGTTGATGGATAATCCCAGTGAAAAATTAAATTTTGATATTTGTTATATACACAACGGAGAACCGCAGGCACAAGAAAATTTGATGTTTTTAAAACAACATCTAAAGAAAAAACCAAACAAACTTCACATAATCGAAGGAGTCAAAGGTCGTAAGGAAGCCTACCAAACTGCCGCACGAGCAAGTGAAACAGAATATTTCTATGCCGTTTTTGCCAAACTAAAAGTAAACAAGGATTTTGCTTTTGATTTTGTGCCAGACACATTGAAATCTCCAAGACATTATATTTTTGATTGTTTTAATCCTGTGATCAATTACACTTACGGACATCAAGCAATCATACTTTATAATAAAAAACTTACATTAGAAAATGACGGCAAAGGTCTGGACTTTACACTATCACAGAAGCACGACCATATTTCTTTATTGAGTGCAGAGACAACTTTTTATACCGATCCACAAGTATGTTATAGAACTGCTTTTCGCGAAATAGTCAAGTTGCTTTATAATAAAAAACTAAAACCAACAGTTGAGAATAACTTTATACTGAAAAAATGGTCAGACTTGGATATTGTTCCGGGTGCTTCATATGTGAATGCCGCAAGAGAAGATGCCTTACAATTTGTACAATCTCATGATTATAATTTTGATGTTATTTTTAAGAGTTATGAATGGGACTATGTTGATGTCTTTTATAAAAAAAGATACAACTAATTAATTTTCTTTAAATGTTTTTTTCATTAATTTTGATGTTTTAGATTCCATATCTTGTTTTAATCTCGGAACATCAAATTTTAAATCGACAGTTTGTATGTTGTTATAATTGTCGTTTATATATTTTCTTAGAGCATTCGCAACATGGGTCTGTGATTTAATTTTTAAATCTTTCTGTACATCAACGTGTATAGTTACTCTATTTCTTAAAATGATATCACACCATTTCACGTAACGAATTGGCAAGTTTGTAAAGGATAGCCCGTCTAATACCTCGGGCCATTCCTTAACAAATTCTTGTGTGAGTTGAACCCAAGTACGATTATTTCTTGGATTTTGTTGTTTTCTTTTTTGTTTCATCTGTAGATTTTTCGGAAGTTTTAGGTTGATCTAATAATGAAAGTTCGTCTACAGAGATACCTTTTTGTTTAGCAATTTGTTCATTTAAATCAGAGAGAATAATTTCGTCTGAATTTCCCGAACCAAATGTAACTATTATTTGATCAGTTGAAAATTTTTTAAGAAAATTATTTCTATGTAAAAATGGTAAAATTTCAACACCGTCTGAAAATCTAGATTTCATTAAATGATGTCCTAATTCGAAAGCATTTTGTCCTTCAAAACTTTCCAAGGCCTTCATGAATGTATCCTGATAGTTTGTGTCTAGAAATTTTGTTCCAACGACTAGACAATTTTTAGGTTCACCAGGAACAGTTCTAAACACAATGGCTACTGGTGCACCACCGTCTTTTAA